GTTACACATTGCTTTTTTAATAATATATCAATTAGCAATTCAGATTTAAAATTTTTAACTGAATTATCTAAAAATGTAGGTGTAGAGTTAACTAAGTTTTGCATTGAGGCAGTTAGTAAGGGTATTTTTAAAAGCGCTCAATCAGCCAGAAATGCAATAACCAAAGCAGAAAAGAAAGGTTTAGTTATTAAGAATGGCAATAATAAAAAAACTATTTCATTAAACCCAAATGCAAATATACAGTCATCAGGTTTAGTTTTACTAGATTATAAAATATTAGGCCGTGAACCCAAAGAAGCATAAAGACTTTAAAAGTGGTATTGCCAATGAGGTTGGTGTACATCCTTCTGTAGTTGATGATTTTATATCATTTTACTATTCAAAAGTTAGGAAGAGTGTATCTTCTTTAGCATATCCTAGAATTAATATAGAAGGGCTAGGCACATTTTTTATTAGAAAGAATAAACTAAATAAAGCTATATTAAAAAATAAAAGCTTGTTAGGTAACATACAAAAGCAAACTTATAATGGGTTTGCACAAAGTCAAGATATTAAAGATAATATTAATCAAATGGAAGCGGCAATGATTCAAATTGAAAAAGACATCCAAGATAAAAAAGACTTTAAAGATGATAAAAAATAAATGGAGTAAATATCTAGATGCGTTTAAAAATGCAGATAAAATTGCTGAAGGCATAAAGAATAAAGTGTTTAAAAAAGAACATGTTGAGGCTGTAGCTACTGATAGATTTCAAGTATGCATTAAGTGTTCTTTATTTGATTCAAGAGGTGATGACTGTTTAGCTCCTGGAACACAGCCTTGTTGTTCTGATTGTGGTTGTAGTTTAGCTTTTAAAGTTAGATCACTATCTTCAGAATGCCCTAAAGGTTACTGGGATGCTTACGCCTCAGAAGATGAAGAAGAATTAATAAACAAACAAATAGAAAATAATGAAAATATTAATTAACTATATATACAATAATGAGTCTACACCTGTTATAATAGGTTCAGTAGATGGTTATTGGTATACTACAATAGCATAATTATGGCATTAAGATTTATAGAAGAAGGTCATGTGTATGAAAGTACTAATGATGAAAAAATAAAATGGTTAAGTGTAACATCCTTTATTGCCAAGTTTAAACCTAAATTTGATAGAGATGGTCAAGCTAAAAGATCATCTAAAAATAAAAGGTCTAAGTGGTATGGTATGACACCTAAAGAAATTATTGCGGCATGGGATGGTGAAACAGATAGAGCAATAAAATTAGGTAATTTTTATCATAACCAACGAGAAGCAGATATGCTAGATCTTAAAACAATTGGTAGAAATGGTATAGAAGTACCTATTATAAAACCTATTGTTGATGATAATGGAGTTAAACTGGCACCAAAACAAAAACTTGAAGATGGTGTATATCCTGAGCATTTAGTTTATTTAAAATCAGCTGGTCTATGTGGTCAGGCAGATGTTGTTGAAATTGTTAATGGACAAATAAACATTAATGATTACAAAACAAATAAAGAAATAAAGGAAAAAGGCTTTACTAACTGGGAAGGGATTACAAATAAAATGTATATACCAGTTAATCATTTAGATGACTGTAATCTTAATCATTATAACTTACAACTCAGTATTTATGCTTATATTATTAAAAAGCATAACCCTAAACTTAAAATAGGAAAGCTTACAATACAGCATGTAAAGTTTAAAAAAGTAGGAGAAGACTCAAATGGATATCCTATTAATGAACATGTTAATGGAGAGCCTGTATTAGAAGAAGTAAAAATATATGAACTTCCATATTTAAAAGATGAAGTAAATTCAATTATAATGTGGTTAAAAAATAAAAAATAATGGCATCAATACAATTAACACAAGTTTATTTAGCACAAACAGCACCATTAACAAATCCTCCTACATTATATACTGTACAAGGATCAGAATCTTTTATTGCAATAAATCCTCTCATGTTGAGTGCTGTTGGCCCGGTTTATCAGCAAAATGGTAGTTTAATAGATGTACGTCAAATATATATAACGGGGTCTACTGTACCAATTTACGTTAATGATAGTTATACTACAATAAAAGCTGCTATAGACGCATTATAAAATATAAAATTATGGTAATAAGATTATTTGATATTCAAAATAGTAAAGTTGTATTGACGGAGCATTGTTATGCTTTGCCATTTTTAAAAGGCATTATGATAGAGTATCCAGATACACATATGGCTGTGTATCAGTATTTATTTTATATGTCATGTCCTAACCCTGATTTAAATCCTTTCTTTAACTTACCAGAACATGAGAAAGAGGACATAATTATAGAAGAGATTGAATTAGAAGAATCACCTGAAGACGGGATAATTATAAATGCTTTAGAGAAATGCAAAAAACTTTATGAAACTCCAACTTACAGAGCATATGTAGGTATAAAGTCTATGCTAGATAGATTAGCAAAGTATATGGAAGTAACTGCAATTGAACATGGCAGGGATGGTAATATAAATGCTATGGTCAATGCTGCTGCTAAATTTGAAAATATAAGGCAGTCATATAAAGGTGCATTTACTGATATGAGACAGGAACAGGAAAGTTCAGTACGTGGAGGTGCTGGATTAGCATATGATCAAATATAATGAATAAACAAAAAACAAATTGGCATTTCTGTTATTGGGATGAGCCAGAATTTAATTATAAACCAGTAAAAAAAACTAAACATGGGACAGAAAGTAATACCAGTAGGAAAGAAGTTATTGTTGAAACCAAAAAAACAAAACGAGTATAGTAAAGGTGGAATATTTATACCTGATATGGCTAGAAAGAAAGAGTTTAAGGGTACTGTTATTGGAAAAGGAAATGGTGTTGATGAAATACAAATAGGTGACATGGTTCAATATACTGAACACTGTCTACCTACTACTATGGAACATGATGGGTCAGATCATTTGCTTATACAAGAAGGTGATGTATTTGCAATCCTTATAGATGAGTAGAGTTATACCTACATATAACAATGGAGTTTGGGAGACAACTACATTTGAAGATGATGTATTATTTAAAGAATATCTATCTGGTATATTTAAAGAGCCTGGTGAATATGAGTTTAATAAAATAGCTTTAGAGTTTAATAAACAAGCTAGAATATTTAATGATCAAGGATTTTATTGTAATAAACCATTTAGATCTAAAGATTTTACAGCTTATTGGGAAGACCAAAAGAATAAATGTAGAACAGGAGTCTTATATAAAGATAATGGCAAGGTGTGGTATCTTACTAGAGACTATTATATGTGGCTTAATTTTTTACCTATTTTTGATAAAGAAGAAAAGCATTATGGTTTTGCTAAAGTAAGGGATGCACAATATCATATGGCATTGTATGAAGTTATTGCAGAGTTAAATAATAAGCATGTAGCTATACTTAAGAAAAGACAGATAGCTTCATCTTACTTTCACATGGGTAAGATTATAAATCAATACTGGTTTGAAGAAGGTTCAATTTGTAAAATTGGTG